CGAAGACGCACTTTTAGGGCTTACCATAGACAGTTCTACTGTCTGGGAAGCTCTACCGTGGACTTGGCTAATCGATTGGTGTGGTACCATTGGGAAGTATTTTAGTTCCCAGCGGAATATCATACCAGCCGTTCTGGAGGGCTTATGGCTCACCAGATCTCACGATCACTATTGGTTCATACATGGTGGGAAGCTAGATGCTTTCACACTAACTCCCGGGTTCTACGAAAGTAGTACCCTTGTACGTTCCAAAGTGACCAACTTGTTTCCTACCGCCCACTTCCCGTTTCTCAACGGGACTCAAGCGGGCATTCTTGCCTCGTTAGCAGTAATGAGGATGAAGTAATGTCCTTTATACTAACTAACTAAGCAAGTAAGGAGTAGAATATGTTCGCAGATCCAACCTCAGTAACCATCAACGCGGTTGCTCGTTCTTTGGTGAAAATCAATCAGGATCAGTATTCTTCTGAATACCTCCTGAGAGAGTCTCTCAAAGAAACGCGCTTGCGTATCAGGAATACTTCGTATCTCGATAAGGGCCGCAAAGTGATGATTGATCGTCACAATGTGGAACTTATCGAAACGATCTTCCCGGTCGCACCGGCTACGCTTTCCACCATTCGGAAGGTGTACTTTGTAGTCGAAAATCAGCAGGGTGACACCCTTGCTGATCCCGTCTATATCGCAGCTGGCTTGTTTGCTTGGGCGACAGCGTCGACCAATGCAAATCTGACCAAGTTGATGAACTTCGAATCCTAAACCCCGTGTTCCCTTACACACGTAAGGGGGGGATAGGAGAGAAATTCGAAGGATCTGAGGCACTCTGCGGCTTGGATTGCAACCCTCTAAATGGAGGCTACAATGAAAAGCCAAGTGAATGCTCTACTCCATGTCCTGCGAGGGCTAATAAAAGATGCCCAAGCAGCATACCCGGCAATGGGAGATGATCTCGAAAAAGATTACGAGAGAATCGCCCTTTTGTGCGAAGATAGAGATTTAGAAGTTTTTACTTCTGATCTCCCCAGTCTCGAGTCATGCTTATTGCGTGGTCTCGATTCAGGACGCCTTAGCTTAGAAGGACCTCTTTCCAAGAGGAAATCCCCTAAGATCCAAGTGCCGAGATTATTCTCGGGACTATGGTTGCGTATCTTTGATGCACAAGCCTGTTTGTTGACAGAGGTAGATGTCACTGCGGTAGCTTTCCTAAGACAATTCCTTGTTTTAGGCAAGAAGCTACTGGTAGAGTGCCCCCCAGATCGCATCAAAGCGACAGTGGAGGCTTACCATGACATCGAACGAGAGCTCCGTTCTCCAACCCTTGAATGGGAAAGAGACGAACTCTACGCGGGAGGTACATATCGCCGATGGGATTCCAACCCCACCGAACGAATATGTTCCTTTGATAGCTATCTTAACGGTAGCGATCACCTGCATTCTGCTATTCCTACTTGTCCTTCGTCAAACGAGGAGCAATTAGGATATGAAACAGTTTGCAGTCCTGCGTTCACTGCTCAACTCGATCGCCTACATTTACGACAGGCGAAAGATAATTCTCCAGAAATGGCGAGAATCCAGCTTCCTCTTTTCCGTGATCGAAAGATTGCGGAAAGGAATGAAGTAGATGACTCGCTACTGGAAGAGCAGCGACTCCTCTCCAGGATTCAGCAAGTTGCTGACCTGGTCACCGGTAGTTTCGGATCATTGGATCCGATCTCTTTTTCGAGAGATCTGGAAACCAGTGGTCGGGGTATCGGCTTCAAACATGGACCCGGAGCAGTTGCAGAACGATTGAAGAATTGGGAGAAATCCCAATTCCCAAATTGGACTGCTAAGCTTGATCAGGTCTTTCCTTACGAGCAGTGTGGAAAAACTGCTGGTTCGGACGATCGCCACCCCATTAATCATGAGGTGGCTTCGCGTTTGATTTGCGTACCAAAGACTATAAAAAGTCCGAGGTTAATTGCAGCCGAGCCGACATCACACCAGTGGTGTCAACAGCTCGTTTTGCAGTTCCTTTTTGATCAGTGTCGTCGTCACTTCGGTGAAGACTTCATTGATTTCAAGGATCAAAGCAAATCAGGCCGTATGGTCTTACAAGCTTCTCTAGATAGAGACCTAGCAACCGTGGACTTATCGGATGCTAGCGACCGTCTGACGTGTTGGACCGTGGAGCGAATGTTTAGGAAGAATCCTTCCTTACTACTCGCTCTGCACGCCGCACGTACGAGGTATCTCAGGGATGAAGTCTCTGAAGATATGTCCTTCTTGAAACTCAAGAAGTTCGCCTCGCAGGGAACTGCAACGACATTTCCCGTCATGAG